TGTAGGTGGACTGAAAAACATTTACTTTGCCCCTTACACATCTACCACAGCAGCATTGACTGATAGTAGTGGTACAATCACTTTAGATGATAGCGTATCTTTCTACAAATATGAAATCAAGGGCAACTCGTCATTAGAAACTGCTATTAACTCGTCAAGAGAAAATGGTACTACTTTTTATGAGTCAACCCTTAATGTTACATTTACGTTTTTAGATGTAGCTACTCAAGAGCAGATTAAGCTCTTAGCTCATGGTCGACCTCAAATTGTTGTTGAAGATTATAATGGTAATGGCTTTTTAGTAGGTAAAGAGCATGGAAGCGAAGTTACAGGGGGTACAGTTGTAACAGGTGCAGCTATGGGGGATTTAAGTGGATTCACGCTTACCCTTACTGCTCAAGAAACAGCACCACCTTTCTTTGTAGCAACACTACCTACTGATGATTCAAGTAGCCCAATAGATCCAACACCATAAATTTTTTGTATATTAGCAAAGAGTTTTTTCATTAAGTTTGGTTTAGTTATTGTGAGGGGGTGTAAAAGCCCCCTTTTTTATTACACAAAATTCAGATTATATACGTTATATAGGTATGCATATCTTAACTACATCGACAGATTCGCAAAGTATTGATGTAATACCACGCAGAGGTGTATCAGGTGTGCTTTTGTTATTTGTTAGAAACGAATCAACAAACATAGTTACAGAATATACATCTGATGCTAAAGTATGGAACACATACGAAGCGACTTTTAATGGTGCAGAGATTGAGTGGCAAAATGACGTTCTAACATTTACATACGCAGAGGGAAGTACATATCTAACCATAAATAATAAATTTAGACTTACAGAGGATACTTATTATACTTTTGTATTACAAGATGAATTAGGCAAGATATTTAAGGGTATGATGTTCTGTACAGATCAAACGATAGACCAAAATACGAACTCATACTATCAGATTAACAAAAACCAATATGTAACACACTCTGCTGATAACGAGTTTATAGTATTATGATAAAACTAACTACATCAACGGATGCTCAGACCATAAAGGTTATACCACGTTCTTATGCAACGAATGTGAGTATGATATTTAGGGATGACTCTACAAACACATCTGTTACATATACATCATCTGCTACTACTGACAAAAACCATTTAGTTATAAGTGAATCATTATCTCTTACTGAGGGTAGATTTTATGATTTAACAATAAAAGAAGGTAGCAACGTTATATATAAAGATAAAGTATTTTGCACAGACCAAACAGTCGACCAAGATACGAATAACTATTACTCAGTTAACGATGGCGAATACACCATAGATACGAGCTACGATAACGATTATATTATATTATGAAAAACGATTTAAGAATAGTTAACCTAAGCACCTACACAAGCCCTGCTGTAAAAGAAATTCGTAATCAGCAATGGGTTGCTTATGGCGAAGATAACAACTACTTCCAACACCTTATCGACCTTTATAATGGCAGCCCAACAAATAACGCTTGTATTACTGCAATTAGTGAGATGATTTATGGTAAGGGCTTAGATGCTACTGATAGCAACAGAAAGCCCGACCAATACGCACAGATGGTATCTTTGTTTAATGCTGATTGTGTTAGAAAATTAGCATACGATTTAAAGTTAATGGGTCAATGTGCTTTGCAAGTAATCTACTCTAAGGATAGAACTAAAATCGTAAAACTTGAACATATCCCTGTTGAAACATTACGAGCTGAAAAGTGTAATGACAAAGGCGAAATAGAAGCGTACTTTTATCACTACGATTGGGCTAAGTATAAAAAGAGCGATGAGATAAAACGTATCCCTGCTTTTGGAACTTCTAAAGAGGGCTTAGAAATTATGTACATCAAACCTTATCGTGCAGGATTTAAGTACTATTCGCCTGTTGACTATCAAGGGGGTACACAATACGCAGAGTTAGAGGAAGAGATATCTAACTTTCATCTTAACAATATCCTTCAAGGGCTTAGCCCGTCCATGTTGATTAACATGAATAATGGAACGCCTGATCCTGAGCAAAGGGAACTAATTGAAAGACGTATCTATGAGAAGTTTAGTGGTAGTAGTAACGCAGGTAAGTTTATCTTAGCGTTTAACGATAATGCAGAAACTGCTGCTACAATCGAACCTATACAATTATCTGATGCTCATCAGCAGTACGAATTTCTGAGTACTGAGAGCGGAAAAAAAGTCCTCGTTTCCCACAGGGTAGTGTCGCCTATGCTTTTAGGAATTAAAGACAATACAGGGCTTGGAAACAACGCAGATGAGCTTAAAACAGCTACTATCCTTATGGATAACACAGTTATTCGTCCGTTTCAAAGATTGCTTATTGAGAACTTCGATCAGATACTTGCGTATAATAACATCTCACTCAATCTATACTTTAAGACCTTACAACCTTTAGAGTTTACTGACCTTGACAATGTAGCCGATATGGAAACACGAGAAGAGGAAACAGGGGTTAAAATGAGCAAAGAGGAACTGTCAAAAGATGGTTTAACTGATGAAATGTATGATAATATATTTGATGCTTTAAAGGGCGAAATAGTTACAGGCGAATGGGAATTAGTTGACGAAAGAGATTACGATAAAGAAAACGTAAGCGAAGAGGAATGGGTAAGTAATTTTGTGAAAGAAAAAGAAAACCTTTATCAAGTTGCAAGTCAACCAAGTGGCTTTAGTTATTTAGACAAATCTAATTACAAAGTTAGATATAAGTATGCAGTTGGGTCAAGAAAATCAGGTGGTAAATCAAGAAGATTTTGTAGTGATATGATGGCTGCATCTAAAGCAGGTGTTGTATATCGTTTAGAGGATATAGATAGAGCATCACGAAATCTTAATTTTAAAGCTGCTGAATTGCCTATGCATAATAATAAGAAATTTTCGCTTTTTGAACATAAGGGCGGTATTTACTGCCGCCATATATGGAAGGAAGTTTTATATGTTTTAAAGAAAAATAAAGAAAAAAGCGAAGATATATCTGACTATAAAAAAACAAAAGACATACCTAAAAGCTACAAACCAAAGCCAAGAGGTAAAAAGAAATCAGAAATAGCACCAATTAACACCCCAACAAAAGGGGCTTATCCATCTTAATATGGCAACAGCACTATTTATATCACGTACAGACCTTGTTAAGAACAGTATCATAGATGGTAATACTGACACAGATAAATTTATACAGTTTATCAAGATCGCACAAGAGATTGAAGTACAAAACTATTTAGGTACAGATCTATACAATAAGATTAGTGCAGATATCGTTGCAGGTACGCTTACAGGCGATTATCTCAACCTTGTTAATGACTATGTACAACCCATGCTTATATGGTGGGCTCAGGTGTCTTATTTGCCTTATGCTGCATATCAAATAAAAAATGGTGGTGTATTTAAGCACACATCAGAAAATAGCGAAAGTGTAAGCAAATCAGAGGTTGATTATTTGGTAGGTAAAGCACGAGATACAGCAGAGTATTACACACGTAGATTTATTGATTATATGAGTTTTAATAGCTCTACGTTCCCTGAGTACAATAGCAACTCAGATAGTGATGTTTATCCTGATAAAGATAGTTTATTCAACGGATGGGTACTGTAAGATACAAACCAAAAAATAAGAACATAGTTAAATTAAAAAGATTTTTGCAAAAGAACGAAAGTAAAGTATGGCAAATCTTCAAAACAAAAGAATAAAGGACACCTACGAGGGGCTAATCAAAACTGATGATAACAATGCTATCAGTGGCGAGGTTGAGCTTACCGATGGTGCAGGTAATGGTACAGGTGTCAGCGTATCTACTGATGGTCGTGTAGTGGCATCAGGTACTGTTTCTTTTGGTTCTTTGAAAGATACAGGCGAAAACATTACGATCACAAAGTTTGTTGACGAAGCAGATGGGATTGCAAACAATGATAACGATACTTCTATCCCTACTGTTGCAGCAGTAAAAGACTATGTAGATAGCACCGAACTTGATACTGTTACAAGCGTAAACGCACAGACAGGCGATGTGGTCTTAGATACGGACGATATAAGCGAAGGATCAAGCAACCTATACTATACAGAATCTCGTGTAAGTGCAAACACAAGCGTAGCAGCCAACACCCTTAAAAATACTTATCCTTCTGCTGATGCAACTAAGGTAGGGCATATCACAGTAACACAAGCTGTCGATTTAGATACCTTAGAATCAAACGTAGCAACAAATAACGCTAAGATCAGCTTTGATAGTACAAGCAGTACAAAATTAGCAGGTATAGAAAGTGGTGCAGAAGTGAACCCAACAAGCACCGATGAATTAAGCGAGGGTTCTACAAACTTATATTATACCGATGCTCGTGTATCAGCCAATAGTGCAGTAGCAGCTAATACAGCAAAAACAGGCATAACCACGCAACAAGCAGCAGATATAGTTACTAATAACGCAAAAGTTGGCATAACGACAGATCAGGCAAACGCTATTACTACTAACTCTGCAAAAGTATCTTTTCCTGAAGCACCTAATGATGGCGATTCTTATGTAAGAAAAAACGAAGGTTGGGAAAGTTTAACACACCCTGCCGATGCAGTTACTTCTGTAAATGGCGAAACAGGTGTAGTAGTTTTAGATTCAGACGATATCACAGAAGGTACATCTAACTTGTACTTTACTGATGCAAGAGTGTCTGCAAACTCTGCTGTTACAGCTAACACAGCTAAGGTAGGAATCACAACACAACAAGCAAGTGATATTACCACCAATAATGCTAAGGTTGGCATTACAACTCAACAAGCTGCTGATATTACTACTAACAATGCGAAGGTAGGTATCACGACTACCCAAGCAGATGCAATCACAGCAAACACTGCAAAGAATAGTTATCCCACAGATGATGCTACTAAACTTTCAGGGATAGAAGCAGGTGCAGAAGTAAACGTACAAGCTAATTGGAATGAAACAGATACTAATAGTGATGCGTTTATTCTTAACAAACCAACAATCCCTACTGCTGCTGTTGATAGTGTTAATACCCAAACAGGCGATGTAGTACTTGATACTGATGATATTTCAGAGGGTACAACTAATTTATACTACACAGAAGCAAGGGTATCTGCTAACACAAGTGTAGCTGCAAACACAGCCAAAGTTGGTATAACCACCCAACAAGCGAGTGATATCACAACTAACAACGCTAAAATAAGTTTTGATAGTACATCATCTACTAAGTTAGCAGG